GACAACGCTGCGCGGGACGCCCGAGACATGGGGGCCAATCGTGGCGGCGGCGGTGATTACCAAGCAGAATTAGCCGCAGCGGCTGCAGCAGCAGAGCAAGCAAAGCCAAAGCCAGAGGAACCTGCCCCAGCACCGGCCGCTGCCTCTGAACCATCAGGATCGGCACCGAGGCCCGCGCCAAGACCGGCACCGGCACCACAACCGGCGTTTGATCCGGCGGCTTACATGGCAGATATCCAGGCACGCTATGACGAGCAGTTGCAAGCCATTCAGCAAGAGATTCGGGCGGCTGATGAGGCCCGCTCAGCGCAACTGGCAGAGCTAACAAAACAAACGGAAGAACGCAAAAAGAAAATAAAGAAACCGCGCAACTACGCTCGTTTGTCACTGCTATCAGGGTCTGAGCTGGGTATTCCAGACACGACAACGCTGGGCGTATGAAATACAACAAACCCAGCGAGCTGGGAACCACCGAGGACCTGGTAAAAAGATTCCAGGCCGCCAAGAAACAGCGCTCGACGTGGCAGACCCATCTGCGCGAGTGCTACGAATACGCACTGCCCCAGCGCAACACGATGACGCAGTTCTCGCGTGGGCAAAAGAAAAACGAGGACATATACGACTCGACGGCCGTGGTCGGTACGCAGAAGTTCGCCAGCCGTCTGCAGGCGACGCTGATTCCACCCTGGCGCGAATGGTCGATGCTGGTCCCGGGATCAGAGATTCCAAAAGATGAGCACGAGAAAATCCAGCCGGTACTCGATGACATCACCAAGATCATTTTCGATCACATCAACCACAGCAACTTTGCGACGCAGGCGCATGAGTCGTTCCTTGATCTCGCAGTATCGACCGGCGTGCTGGCGCTTGAGGAAAACGACACCGCCGAATCTGCGCTCGAATTTCACAGCGCGCCATTAGCGGAGATATACCCCGAGGCAGGACCGTGGGGCACGATTGAGACGGTATGGCGTGAGCACAAGGTGCCGGCCCGGCATATTGACCGGCTCTGGCCGGGGGCTGAGCTGTCCGAGACGATGAAGAAAAAGGCCAGCGAGCGCCCTGATGAGAAATGCTCGCTGATCGAGGGCACGATCTATCTGCCCAAACGTGGCTATTGGCATCAGTGCGTCCTCGAAGAAGCCAGCAAGGAGTACATATTCGGGCAGGACTACGAAGTCTCGCCGTGGATTGTGTTCCGCGAGTATGTGGTGCCGGGGGAAACCCTGGGACGCGGCCGGATCATGCAGGTGCTGCCGGACATTAAGACCGCCAACAAGGTGGTCGAATACGTCTTGAAGAACGCAGCGCTGGCGATCTCTGGCGTCTACACCGCAGCCGATGACGGCGTGATTAACCCTTACAGCATCCGGCTTACCCCGGGCGCCATTATCCCGGTTGGCAGCAACGACAACGCCAATCCGACGCTGCGGCCGCTGGATCGCTCTGGCGATATTCAGTTCAGCGCCCTGGTGCTAGATGACCTGCGCAAGCGGATCAATAAAGCGCTATTCGCGGAGCCCTTTGGTGAGGTCGATTCTCCGGTACGCAGCGCCACGGAAATGGCGATCCGTAACCAAGAGCTCGTGCAGGATTCGGGCAGTGCCTTTGGCCGGATGCAGACCGAGTTCGTCGAGAAGATTATCAAGCGCGCTGTGTCGATCTTGAAACGTGCCGGAAAGATTCCCGATATCCGGGTGGACGGCAAAGAGGTCACGATCAAGCACACCAGCCCATTGGCGCGGGCACAAGACCAGGATGATCTGGTAGCGGTCAATCAGTACCTGCAGACCGTCGGGCAGCTCGGTCCCGAAGTGTTGGGCCTGGGCACCAAGTTGGAGGAATTCCCGGGATACATTGGCAAGAAACTCGGGCTGGATGCTGATCTGTTACGCACCGAAGTCGAAAGGGAGGCAATGGCTGAGGCGGCCATGCAGGCAGAGCAAACGGCTGCATGATCGAAAACGTCAAGGCCCGCAAGGGCTGGGCGGCTTTAGAGATAGAGCCGCCGGGACCGACTAAGGAAAGCGCAGCCAAAGGCCGTGAGATTGCCTCGCGCTTCCATGAGTGTTTCCGTACCGACGCCGGCCAGTATGTCCTCGACCGGCTCATCGCGATCACCCTATTGCGTCCGACCGTGACGCCGGCATCTACACAGTTCGAAGCCGGTATTCGAGAAGGGCGTGCCGACCTGGTGCGTCAGATACTGGCGCAGATCGAAACCGCTGAAAAGCAGTGAGGTATTCCCCATGACAGAAGAAACAACCGAAGAAGTCCAAGCCGCACCCGAAGCCGAGCAGCCGGCGGCTGCCGAAGCGATACCGGGCGATTCCCTGATTGATGCTGTTGAGGCTGCGCCGGCCGAAGTCGACGGTGCCAAAGACGTGCCCGAGTGGTTCAAGCAGGACAAATACAAAACCGTCGAGGATCAGGCCAAAGCCTACGCTGAGCTGGAAAAACGGATGGGCGCTTTTACCGGGGCACCCGAGGATGATTACCAGGTGCCGCAGGTCGAGGGTCTGGACCCGGGCGTCATGGAAAATAACCCGATGATTGCGTGGTTCAAGGAATCAGCCCGCGAGTCGGGTATGAACCAGGCAGCTTTTGAGCGCTTTGTCTCGGGCTATCTCTCGACTGAGCAGGAAATGGTCAGCAACAACCGGCAGCGTGAGCTCGCAGCTCTCGGTGACAATGCCAAATCACGTCTGACAGACCTTGCTGATTGGGGGCAGGGCAACCTGTCAGCGGATCAGTGGGAAATATTTAAGGGCGTGGCCTCGACCGCAGTGGGCGTTGAGCTGCTGGAATCCATGATCGGCAGAACCCGCGAGGCAAAACTGGCCCGCGATCCCGAAGCGACGCAAGCCACCGGTCACACCACGGCCGAAGAATTGCGCCAGATGCGTTACGCCAAGACCGAAAGCGGTCAGTTGCGTATGAGCGTCGACCCCGAATACAAGAAGCAAGTCGACCGTGCTTATAGCGAAGCCTATGGCACGGCGGCATAAAGTTGAAATAGCCATATTAGTATGGATACAATTCGTATCTAGTAACAGGTAAAGCGATGGCCGCGGATACCTCGCATCAGCGAGCCCGCAATTAAATCGTGTAATTGTTAGCTCTAGGAATGGACACCTCGATCCTTATCGAGCCCTGACCGGAGCCGGATCACACAGCACGCACGCTGTGAGACGTCGGCCCGCACAGCGGATACCCGAGTGTCGAAAAGGCGCCAAGCGAAAGCTCGGCATTTTTTAGGCATTTGATAAGGATCAAATACTATGTCCATTAATCTGTCCTCTGTTGCGCAGCAGCAGTTTGATGACGACGTTAAGCACGCGTTTCAGACTGCCGGCTCTTTGCGCGACACCGTTACAGTGCGAAATGGCGTAGTCGGCGATATCTACAAATTCCGCAAAATGGGTAAGGGTCTGGCTAACCAGAAAGCTACCCAAGCGGATGTGACGCCGATGGACGTTTCGCACTCTCTCATCAACTGCACTCTGGAAAACTGGAACGCTCCCGAGTACACCGACATCTTTGATGCTGCCGAGGTCAACTTTGACGAGCAGCGTGAACTGGCGCAGACCATTGCGGGTGCGCTGGGTCGCAGGCTGGATCAGCTCATCATTGACGCCCTGGCTGCTGAGTCGAGCCCGGCGGGCACCATTGCCCACGGTTCGGCCGGTATGACGGTGGCGAAGGTGGTCGAAGCCTCCAAGCATCTCAACGACAAGGGTGTGCCTTCAAGTGATCGGCATTTCGCAGTATCTGCTGCCGGCCTTGAGGACTTGCTGAACATTTCCACGGTCACGAGCTCTGACTACAACAGTGTGAAAGCGCTGATGTCGGGAGAGATCGACACCTGGATGGGCTTCAAGTGGCACATCATCGAGTCCCGCTCCGAGGGTGGCCTCCCCTATGCGTCAAGCACCTGGGAAGGATTCGCCTGGCACAAAAGTGCAATCGGTCTTGCGGTTGGCATTGATATCAAAACCGAAGTGAATTACATCGCGCAGAAAACCTCCTGGCTCTGCAACGGTGTGATGAAAGCCGGTTCGGTATCTCGTGACGGCGACGGTTCTGTATCCGTCAGCTACCAGTAAGGAGTAATCATCATGGCATACGCTCTCAGTGGTTTGCAGCAAGTTGGCCCTGGTGGGAACGCTCCCCGCATTTGGGTCTACTCAACAACCGACGCAATCGCGACAGTGAACACTGCCGGTTACTTCAACAACGCCAGCGATCTTCTGCAGGTCCGCGACATCATCTTCGTGTGCGATACCAATACGCCCACGACGCATCTTGTCAGCGTCCTGTCGAACGCCTCTGGTGTGGTTGACGTCTCCGACGGCACCGCCATTGCGGAAACCGACGGCGACTAATCGCTAGTCGGGTCATTAGTTCCTCGTTGTGGGGGAACACAACCGGGAAAGGCAGGGGTCTGGAATACGGCCCTTGCCTTTTCTTTTCTAGGATTTAAGTATGGCGACCAGCATTTCGATGTGCTCCAACGCCCTGCTGATGATCGGACACGGCACGATCTCATCGTTTACCGAGGGCGGGTCAGGTGCTGAGGCAGCATCTAATCTTTACGACTCAACCTATGAGTCGCTGCTGAGTGCGCATCGCTGGCGCTTTGCGGCCGCCAAAAGTCAGCTCAGTCAGTTGACTGATACACCGCTGAACGATTGGACCTACGCCTATCAGTTGCCGTCCGGCTATCTCATGGGCATCAGTGTGTATCCCAACGTGGAATATGAGATTTACGAAGATAAGCTTTATTCCGATTCCAATGAGGTAGCACTGGATTACCTTTTCAAACCGGACGAATCCAGACTGCCGGCGTACTTTTCCAAGACGCTGGAATATGACCTGGCGGCACAGTTTGCCATTCCAGTTACCGGCAACCGTTCACTGGCTGAGATATATACGCTCAAGTTTGAGAACCAGTTAAAGCGTGCCCGGTTTGCAGATTCGCAGTCACGGCCACAGGCCGGCATCGTGGATTCACCCTTCATTGAGGCGCGTGCGTAGTGCCACGTCTTAGAACGCTACAGACGGCGTTCAATGCGGGCGTGCTCGATCCACGTCTGGCAGCGCGTACTGACGTCAAGCAGTATTACCAGGGCGCCGATACCGGCACTAATGTCCTGGCGTTGCCGCAGGGTGGGTTTAAGCGACGCCCGGGTATGGCGTATTACGCCACGCTCGGCGCAGAGTCTCGCCTGTTTACGTTCTCCTTTAACGTCGAGCAGACCTATGTGATGGCGTTTCAGAATAACGCGATCAAGGTGTACAAGGATGGGGTGCTGCAGGCCACAGTGACCACGACGTACACGCTGGCGCAGTGCAAAGAGCTCAACGTCACGCAATCGGCCGACACGATGATTATCGTGCATGAGGATCACCAGCCGGCCAAGCTCGTCCGTGGTGGTTCGCACTCAAGCTGGACGCTCTCAAACATCACGCTCAGCAACATTCCAAACTTTGATTTTGGATCAGGCGCCGAAGCGGTATGGAGCGGGACGCGGGGCTGGCCTAAAACGGTGGCATTTTTCCAGCAGCGTCTATGGTTCGGGGGATCAGGACAGCGACCGCAGACCCTATGGGGTTCAGTGGTAGCGGATTACTTCAATTTTAACGTCGGCACCGGCGCTGATGATGACGCGATAGACGTCACGCTCGATACCAACCAGATCAACGGCATTGTCGCCCTTATGCCTGCACGGCATTTGCAGTTATTTACCACAGGCGGCGAGTTCTATATCTCATCGAGCCCAATCACGCCCGGCAACATTGCGATCAAGAACCAGACGCGATTCGGTTCCAGTACCACGCCGCCGGTCAACATTGACGGCGCCACCTTGTTCCTTGACTACGGCCAGAGCTCGGTCCGTGAGTTTCTATTCTCTTGGGAGGAAGATGCGTACACGTCGAACAGCGCGACGCTCCTGGCGTCACACCTCATCACGACGCCGGTTGATATGGATGCACGGCGCGGAACGGCGACAGAGGATGCAAATTACGTTTATGTGGTCAACTCCGATGGGACGATGGCGGTATTCAACACGCTGCGAGCCCAACAGGTCGCCGGATGGACCAAGTGGCAAACCACCGGGGAAATACAAGCCGTCACAGTAGAAGGCACCGAGGTCTGGTTTGCGGTTAAACGCACCATCAACAGCGCGACGGTGTACTACCTGGAAAAAGCCGACCCCGATACCTATACCGACGCCAACAAAAAACAGACGCAATCGGCGAGCACTACGGTCAGCAACCTAGCGCACCTTAATGGGCAATCTTCCCGGGTGCGTGCGGATGGCTCGATCATGGATGACGCCACACCATCAAGCGGGTCGATTACTTTGGCGCGTAACGGCACCGTGGTCGAAGTGGGTCTGGATTACGACGTGACCGTGACCACCATGCCGGTGACGTCCGACTTCAACAATGGCTCGATCCTGACCGAAAAGAAAAGACTGATTCGTATCGTCGGGGATTTTTACCAGACCCTCGGCGTCTATGTGACTACGACCGGCACCAGTTCCAATGTGCTCGTGCCCGAGCGCAATCTCGGTGAGGACGTGCTGGATGCAGCGCCCTCGTCTTACACCGGCATCAAAGAGGTCTACCTCAACGGCTGGGACCGGCTCGCGCAAGTCACGATTACACAAACCGACCCACAGCCATTCACGTTGCTGGGACTATTGATTGAGGTAGAAGCGTAATGGCGACATTACCAATAAGCCCGGACGCAGCATACCTGGGCGTCAAATTTCTTACTGGCATTTTTGGCGCATCGTCTGGAAGTAAACAACGCAAAGCAGCCGGTGTGCTAGCTGACCGCACGATTGAAAGCGGGGAACGTCAGGCCGAATTGCTCGAACAGTACGCCGTGCGTCAGGACGAATACGCCGGACTGCACGATGCGTATGCAGAGCAAGCTGCCAACGCAGTACGCAGGCAGGCGGGCCTGAGATACCTGTACGCAGAAAAAGCAGCCGATCTTGAAGCACAAGAAATACCGCTGATGCTTCTTGGCATTGAGCGGCAGGTCAAAGAAGAAGAAAAACTAGCGACAGACCGGGAGATAGGCCGGCGACGTCAGCTCAATCAGGCACTCGCAAGCCAGGTCGCCCTGCGCACCGCGCAAGGCATACAAGCCTACGACGGCAGCCCGCTCGCCATGATGGGCGCCGATATGACGCAATTCGAGCGTGACCAGGCAATAGATAAAGCCGACACCGCCCGGCGCATTGTCGATAACCGCTTCTTTGGTTCTGAGCGGGCCAAGCTGATGGCCGACCGGGTATCGCTGCTGCGGTTCGGTGCTGCCACAGAACTAGAGGCCGGCATGGAGCAGGCGGTCCTGGTCGGTACGCAAGCGGCGCTGCAGGCCGAAGCCATCCGCATGGGAGCAGAAGGCACCCGCATGAGTGCCGAATCCCGAATCGAAGCCTCGCAGCTCGAAGCCGAGGCGATCCGCATCCAGGGCAAGACCGCGCAAACGAGCTCGTACATCAACGCCGCGAATACCTTGCTCGATGTAGGAATCCGATATCAGAGCTTAGGTGGATAAGATGGCGACCACACGCAGATACCAATCAGACCAACGAGCCGGCACACCACAGGGCCGCGATCCTTTCAGCTATGGGCAGGGCATCCGTGCCCCGGCGGCTCCCAATATCCCCATGCCGCCACGTCCAGCAGGCGCACCACCGGGACCGCCGCGTATCTATGAGCCGCGCATTACCCC